ATTCCGAACTGCACGACGAACCCCGGGCATCGCCAGAGATGGCGGAGCCCCCTGCCAGTCCCAGGAGCGGGATCGTCCGATGCAAGGAGCCCCAGGCGTTGCCTGGTCATCGAGGCCATTTGAAATGGTCCTGATATTTCCTTGCTCGGACGGTCCCGCTCTTGCGCTTTTGGGACCAGGGGAACTGCTCAATGGGTCGGAAGGAATCGAAGAGTCCGGCACAAACGAAAGCCCGGAAAGCGCCTGCAAAGCGAAAAGCCGCGGCCTCGAAAGACGTGCCCTCGGATCTTGAGCTAGTCCAAGCTCGAGCCGACTTCGTCCGATTTCTCATTGAGCAAGACTTCCAGGACGCTCGCGGCGCTTATCGCAAGGCATACCCAAAAGCGAATCTTTCGACGGCCGGCGTCGAGGCCTGCCGGCTCCTAAAAGATCCCAAAGTCCAGGAAGCTATCGCTGTCGAGCTCAAAGCCGTCCTTGACGACAAGCGCCTTCCACTCGAAAAGCGGATCCTCGATACATGGGTCGTTCGTGCGTTTTACGATCCCACCGAGATCCTTGACCTCAAGGGAAACCTCAAGATTACCGAGGCCGCACTTCGAAAGCGGGGCCTCCATGTCTGCATCGACTCGATCAATCGCAAGCTCAACGCTCAAGGCCTCTCCTACCTCGAGTACAAGCTCGCGAATAGGGACACCGCGCTCGACATGCTCCAGCGCTATATCGCCATGATCAAGACCCCGGACCAGAAACCTCTCGAGGTCAACCTCTCGATCGGTCTACCACCAAAACCCTCCGATCTTCCGCCGGAAGGAGGGCAGGATGCGTAGAGCGGCTGTCTTTCTTCTCATGCTCACAATCTCCGGAGCAGCCATGCCCCAAATAGATTTTGCGACTCTGCCCGCGTGGATGAATACGAAATTCTATCGAACGGTCTGGGATCATGCCCGGTTCAATGTCTGGAAAGGCGGCGCCGGTTCTGGGAAGTCCGTCGCCGCGGCACAGCGTTATGTGTATCGCCTCACTGCAGAGCGAGGGCATAACCTCATGTGCGTCCGCAAGGTCGGCGAGTCGAACAGATTCAGCACCTTCGCGAACCTCGTCAATGTGATCCACTCCTGGAGGCTAGATTCCCTGTACGATATCAGCGAATCGAACCTCACCATCAGGAATCGGTTCAACGGCAATCAGGTAATATTCCGGGGAATGAATGACTTCAAGGCGCGCGAGCGCGTGAAGTCCGTAACCTTCACGTCGGGCCCACTGACCGACATTTGGATCGAAGAAGCGAGCGAGCTCGACCCCGATGACTTCAGGCAGCTCAACCTTCGCCTCCGTGGCCAAGCGTTGCAGCCCTTCCAGATATTGCTCACCTTCAACCCAATCAGCGTCGACCACTGGATAAAGTCCGAGTTTTTCGACAATCCAAAATTGAATGCCTCGATCCTCAATTCCACCTATCTGGATAATCGATTCATCGATCGCGATTACCGATTCGAGCTCGAGTCCTACAAGGTAACAGACCCGACCTTTTATCAGGTTTATGCCTTGGGCGAATGGGGTCAGCTTGGTGACAAAGCTTTCCCGAATGCTATCTTCACGGTTTGTCCCTACAAGATGAGCGATTTCGATCGCGTCCTTTTCGGCAAAGACTTCGGCTTCCAGCATTACGACGCAACCGAGGGAATCGGCCTCAAGGATGGGGCGATCTACTCCTTCCGAGAGCTCTACGTGAAGCAGAAGACGAACCCAGAGATCATCTCGCTCGCCGAGCCCATCCTTCCGAAGGCCCAGCGATGTACGGCCGACTCTGCCGAGCCCAAGAGCATAGCGGAATGGAACAATGCAGGCTTCCGTCTTGTGCCGGCCAAGAAAGGACCGGACTCCGTCGAAGCCGGTTTTGCGTTCCTTCGCTCGCGCCCTTGGTACATCGATCCCATAGCCTGCCCGGGCCTCGCTGCCGAGGCCCGCGGCGCTGTCTACAAGAAAGACCGCAATGGGCGACCGACCGAAGAAATATTCAGCTTCCACGACGATGCCCTGGCCGGCACGAGGTATGCGATCGAAGAGCTCATTCCGTCGAAGAAATCCGAAGCAAAGTCGCTGTGGGAATAGGGGGAAGGATGAAAGATATAGGAATTGCGCTGGCTTCCAAGCGCCGAAGCGATCTCAAGGCCCGGGTGCAGATGTACGACAACGACTGGGTCGATCTTCTCCGGAAAGAGATCAAGGCGCAGTTCCATGAGAAAACCTATCCGAATGTCGTGAAGATGCTCGATACCTCGATGAATATCTTCCGGAGGATCGTCCGGGAGATTTGCACGGTCTACCGCGAACCTGGCGAGCGCAAGATCAAGGACGCTTCGGAAAACGTTCAAAAGGATTTCGAAGAGTTCATCGGGAAGATGCTCATCGATCAGACAATGCAGGTCGCCCATCGATATGCCAAGGCTGCAACGTGCAGCTTCATCCTCGTGCGCCGCGTCACCAATGAAGAACGCCTCATCCTACGTGTACTCACACCTGACCAGGTCTATGTCGAGGTCGACGCTGACGACCCGACAAAGATGACCCTCTTCGCCTATGTCGCAGACATCACCGATTCGAAGGGAAAGAAGAAAAGCATTTGGACCGCCTACACCGACGACGAGCGCTGGTTCTGCGACGACGCAGGGAGGATCCTCACGCAGGACAAGCTCATCGAGGCCTTCGGCGCAGAGAGGGCCGCAGAGATCATCGCGGCAGAGTTCAAAAATATCTATGAGCTAATCCCTGCTGTCGCATTTCCGTCCGAGTTCCAGATCCGCGACTTCTGGAACGACAATTGGAATCGCGATGCCGCCGATGCGAACAAGATGATCGGGCTTCTCACAACCTACGAAAACTACCTTGTGAAGACCCAGAGCTTTAAGCAGATCGTCCTAACGGTAGACGAGATTTCCGAATCGCTCAAGGACGGGGTCCTCGATCCCCTTTTCCCGATAATCCTCAAAGGCCAAGGCCAGGCGAATACCCTGGACCTCAACACCGCCTTGGAATCAATCGACCAGGTCATCCGCGGCAAGGTCGCCGGCATTGCCAATAATTACGGCATCAGCCAAGAGAACTTTACCTTGACGACCCAAGCCGCCTCCGGGTTCTCCCTCAAGATCGCCAATCAATCGCTCCAGGACATACGATCATCGGACATCCCCCTTTGCAGTTCGATAGAGCGCGCTCTATATCGGATTATCGCTAAGGTCGCCTTCGTCGAAGATCTGGGCACCTTCCCTCTTGACGGCATCATCACCTTCAACCCCGGCGAAGTCTCTTGGCCCGAAGAGTGGACGACAGAGCAGTCGCGCTGGGTTTTCGAGTTCAGCAACGGAATCAGCTCACCTGTCGACTACGTCATTTCTCGAGATCCCCAGAAATCGAGAGCGGATGCACTAAAGGAAATCCTTGAAAAGCAGGCTGAGATCAAAAAGCTCAAGCCCACCATGTCCCCGTGGGAAATGATTGCAGACCAAATGACAAGCGGCGCCGCTGCCATGGGTGCAGGGCCTGCCCTTGCCTCTCTCTCACTGGCGACTGGAAATCAGCCCATATCTACTACGCCTGTCTCGCCCTCTTCCGCTCCTGGAGGCGAGAAGGTATCGAAGACCATAGGAAGCACAGGTAATGATTGAGCGCCAAGACGTTATCGACTACACGGCGAGCAAGCAGGAGCTCCAGGTAATCGTCGAAACGCTTTTTGACGAGATGATGACCGAGTTCAACTTGACCGCGTTCCTCGCGGATCCTCGAGGCTATACCCGCGCGTTTCTTGCGCTAGCTGCTGTCAACGCGATCCGAGCCGTCGCGCCCGAAGCCTATCGACTAGGCCAGGACCTAGCATCGAAGGCGGCAACAACATGACCAAACAAGAATGGGAACTCAGCAAGCCGGTTTTTTCCGACCTGCAGGAAACCCTCACCTTGTGCGGCCGTCATATGGTCGACGGGATCATTGGATGCGTGACGACAAGGCGAAAGCCTGACGGCTCGGCACAAAAACAGAACGCTCCGTCAACCATCGCCAAGAAAGGACACGATCATCCCATTTTCGACAAGATCGGGCGATTCATGAAACAGGGCACGTATCGAGTCGAACCTCGTGACGAGATGTCCGCCATGATTTCTATCTTTTCTCCCGCCGACTCCGAGATAGCCGCCTCCCTCGAGGAGCGTGGTTACGAGTTTTTCGGAATTACTGATCCGGCCGCCGACAAGGCCTACGAGGAAATGGACAAGTACCTGGTACGGAAGGTGAACGAAGCATTCGGGGGAGAGCCATGAACCCAGTCTACTTTGATTTTGAAAAAGAGATGCAGCAGGTCGCTATCTTCTTGAATGCAGACGCCGACCTTGTCGCCGATCGCCTCGAGCTTCGGATCAAATCGATGATGGCAACAGGGATGGGCCCTTCGGACATTCTCGCAGTTCTGAGGAATGACTTGAAAATAGGCGGCCCCCTGTTTTCGAGCTTCGCATCGACGTTCAAGCGCAACGTCTTCCCAGTCGTCGATAACGTCGCGCAAGGGGCAATCGTGACAGCAAATCCTGTTGCTCGAAAATGGGAGTGGATCACTACATCCGCGGATCCATGCAATGACTGCCTTCCGCGGCACGGCGTGAAGCGACCCTACTCGGATTGGGTGCGCCTAGGTTTGCCTCGCTCTGGCTTTTCCGTGTGCGGGGATTATTGCAAGTGCGCAATCGTCCCCGAAGGATCGGTGGGCAGTGATGTCCAAGGCAGTCCGGTCGAAGTCCCGACCCTCGCACAGGCGCGCTCATCGCTCAAGGATCGTCTATCGACAGATTCATCTCTGCAAAAACGAATGGCTGAATACCGCGCCTCGATGAGCGCGCGGAAAAAGTAAATAGGGGATTGTTAGTTCCCAAAGGAGCGCGTATGTTTGTATCCAGACCGATGCAGTTCTTCTCCCCAGGTGCGGGAGGATCGAGCGGCAGCGGGGCCGGCGAAGGTCAAGGCGGCGCGGGAGCAGGTAGCTCCGGCGAAGGTCAGGCCGGAGAAGGTCAAAGCCCCTCCAGGCGGGAGGGCGAGGCATCCCAGGTCGGGACCCTCCCTGACGATCCAGCAGAACTCAAGAAACTCCTCGCAACTGAACAGGCCGAGCGCAAGCGCTTAGCCGAGGTCCACGAGGAAATGAAGGGCAAGTTCACCAAGCGTGAGCTTGAAGAAGAAGCTGCTCGTCAGGACAACCTCAAGAAACAGGGTGAATTCCAGAAGCTGCTCGAGGAGCAGACGCCGAAGTTCCAGGCGGCCACGCAGGCCGTCAAACGCTATGAGGAAGTGCTGAACAAGTACCTCGAAGCGGAACTGAAAGCGATCCCGGAAAACCTGAAGGCACTCATGCCTGACGGCGATCCGGCCTCGAAACTCGAATGGATCGCAAAGGCCAAGGATGCCGGTGCGGTCAAGCCCGCGCAGCCCCCTGCACGCAAGCCTGGCGACGGATCCCCGCCTCCGGGAGGATCTTCGGCCGGGACGATGACTAGGGCAGCATTCGATGCGCTTACGCCGACCGAAAGGCGAGACGCCTCGAAGGCGGGCGTGAAGCTGGTGGATTAAGGAAATCGGGTTCATCTATGTGAACCCGAAAGATCATCCCGCTCGTAGGCGGGCGCAAGGAGGCCGAGGTGGCCAACGTATTCACGGGGCTTATCCCCATAATTTACCTGGCTATGGACCAGGTCGCGCGGGAACTCGTAGGGTTCATTCCCTCGGTGTACCGCAACTCCTCCGCCGAAATGGCCGGCAAGGATCAGACGGTCCGCTACCCCATCAGCGCCCCGGTAGCGGGCGAGGATATCGCTCCGGGCGACCTGCCCAAGGATTCCGGGGACACGACTGAAGACTTCGCCGATATGAAGATCACGAAGGCGAGGGCTTTCCCGGTCCGGATCACCGGCGAGGACTACAAGACCCTCGACTCGCAGCCGGGCCTGTATGACTTGATCATGCAGGACCGCTTTGCGCAGGCGATCAGGGCCGCTGTCAATGAGATCGAGACGGACCTGGCCGGGCAGGCCATATACGCCTCGCGCGCTTATGGCACTCCTGGCACCACGCCCTTCGCCACGTCGATGGCCGATATCGCGGCCGTCAAAAAGATCCTCAAGGACAACGGATGCCCGGACGGCGATATCAGCCTGATCATCGATACCGCGGCGGGCCTCAATATGAGGTCACTGACCCAGTATCTCCAGGTCTCCGCCGCCGGCAACGATCGCGGTCTCCGCGAGGGCGTCCTTCTCCCGCTGCAGGGCATCGACGTGCGAGAATCCGCCCAGGTTGCCTACCACAACAAGGGCACCGCGACCGGCATCGATGTCAACTTCGGCGCCGGCTACAACATCGGAGACAGGATCCTCGTTTGCGATGGTTCCGATTCCGGCACCTTGCTGGACGGTGACCTCGTGACCTTCGCGGGTGATGTC